CTCTTCCGATCTCCTCGAACTCCTCGCGAGCCGTCGCGGCCGCGGTCTCGTCCGCGAGAAGTTGCTGGAGATCGATCATCTCCTGCTGCGCTGCCTTGAGCGCCGGGGTGAGCTGGCCATCGGACGCCGCGGCGAGGGCCTCGAACCGCTTGGTCGCCGCGTCCGTGCGCGCCTTCAGCGTGTCCAGCGTGGAGCCGGTCGCGCGCTCGGTCGCTTCGACGACGGAGATCGCTTTCGCGTACTCCGAGTTCGCTTTGGCGATCGCCTTCGCAGCTTCCTCGGAACCCTTGGCTCCGTTCCGGAGGCCGTCCGCCGCCGCGTTCCCCGCCTTCTCGACCTCGTAGAGGACCTCGTAGACGCTCTCGCCCGCGAGGATCGCCTCACGCTGCGCGTCGGTGAGGACCTTGCCGTTGAGCGCGGCGAGCTCCTGAGCCGCGGCGAGATTCTGGTAGCGGGATTCGAGAGCCTCCGCGTCCCTCGCGCCCTTCTCGATCGTGCGGCCGAGGTCGTCGAGGTGTCCCTTCAGCGCACCGGCAGCGAGGCCGACCGTCGCAAGAGCCGCGATCCACGGATGCGCCACGGCGAGACCAGCGAGCGCGACACCGACGTTCCGGATGCCGGTAATGATCGCCGGTGCGGCGATCAGCGTGAGCGCGCCGGCCACGCCCTCGAGCGTCCCGATGATCGCGCTCCGGTTGTCGGAGACCGTCCGCGCGAAGTCTCGGAAGCTGTCGACCGCCGGCGGAATCGCCTCCGCCGCGCGCTCGCCGAAGTCCTTGATCGCGTCGGCGAGAGCCGCGCTCGCGCCGGTCGCGTTGTCGATCTGGCCTACCGCCTGGAAGATCGCGTTCTCGATGAGCTGCCACGCCTGGCCGACCGTGACTCGCATCGCGCTGAAGCGCTTGTCGATCTCGCCCGCGCCGTTCACGAGTGCGTTCAGGATGTCCTCGACGCCGATGCGACCCTCGGCCGCGGCCTCGCGGATGTCGCCGAACGCGATGCCGGTCTCCTTCGAAATGAGACGGGCGACGATCGGGAGCTGCTCGAGGACGGAGCGGAGCTCCTCGCCCTGGAGGCGGCCCGACGCCATGCCCTGCGAGAGCTGGATGAGCGCGGCCTCGGCCTCCTGCGCGCTCGCGCCCGAGATGACGACGGCCTTGTTCAGAGTCTCCGTCGCGCGAAGGAGCGTCTCCTGCTCGACGCCGAGGTCCTTCGTGGCGTTCGCCATCCGGATGTAGACTTCGGCGGTCGACTCGATCGACTGCCGCGTCTCGTTCGCGACGGCGATCACGCCCTGCTGAGCGACGGCGAACGCCTGGCCGCCTCCGGTCGCGTCGCGGAGGCGTGCGTCGAGGAGCGTCGCGGCGTCGGCCATCGAGGTGAACTCGCCGACGACGTCTCGGACGACCCTGATCCCGCGGCCAACGAGCGCGAGCCCCTGGTTGAACGTGACGATCGTCGCCTGGAGCTTCGAGAAACCGGATTCGGGCGCCTTGGTCGCCGTCGTGAGGCGGTTGAGCTCGTCGCGGAGCTTCACGACCTCGGGATGGGTCGCAGCGAATCCCTGCTGTCGAAGGGTGGTGAGGGCCTCCTTCAGCGCCTTCACGCGCGCATCGTTCTCGCGGAAGCTCGAGCCCATGAACTCCGCTTCGGCGGCGATGTCCTGGAACCGGCCGTTGAGCTGCGCGAGCGCGGCGGCGAGGATCTTCTCCGACGCCGCCGCCTCCTCGAACTTCTGCCCGACGTCGAGATCCTCGACTGCCTGATCGAGGACGACAATCGCCTTCTCGGCTTCCTTGGCCCCGGCCTCGACCTGCTCGAGCGCGGCGTCTGCCGTCTCGCCGACCTCGACGAACGTCGCGGCCGGCGCGCCGGCGGCGGCGTTCATCCTCTCGAGCTGAGCCTCGACGGCACGCACCGCCGTCGTGACCTCGGACACGGCGCCGACGACGCGGTTGATCGAGGCGTCGATCTTCGCGAAGCCCGCGGTCAGGGCGGATTCGACGGCTCGCGCGGCCTTCTCGATCCCGCCGAGCTCGCGCTCGACGGACTTGACGGCGTCGGTGACCTCGTCGAACCGAGCGCCGATCGTGACGTAGAGCTGTCCGAGATCTACCGCCACGCCCTATCGTCCCTTCCGCCGGGGCGCGATCACGCGCCCGGCCGGCTTCTCACCTCGCGGCACGAGAACGCGCTGCTGGGTCACGCCGCGCTCGCGGAGCTCCTTCTCCTTCTTCGACCGCTCGGCGAACGCCTTGAACTGCTCGAGCTGCCGTTCGGCGAGGGTGCGCGCCTCTTCATCGTCCGCCGGGCCGAGGTCCTTCTCGATCATCGCGTCGATCGAGAACGCGCGCGGATCGGGACCCTTGCCGCCGCCGAACGCACGAAGCACGGCGTTCGCGACGATCCCCGCCTGCATGTCACCTCGCGGCTGGCCGAACGGCTCCAAGCGGTCGTACTCCTCCCACTCCGCCATCTCGCGAGCGGTGAGACACGCCCGGAGATGGCGGGGCGACGGGAACCCGAGGGCGAGGGCTAGCCGGAACTCGAAGCGTCGGCGCCGGCTCCGGCGGAGGCTTTTCCCAGAGCCTTCCGGCTCTCCTCGTCGAGCGCGGAGGCCTTCATCGCCGCGTTGACGATCGCGCGGACGACCTTCCCCGGCATCTTGAGGATCCGGTCGATGTCCTCCTCGCCGAAGACCCGCGCGCCGCTCTCGTCGACGACGACGAGCGACGCGATCAGCGCGTTCAGCTTCTTCTGACGCGATTCGTCCTTCGCGAGGCTCCCGATGCGCGCTTCCTCGTCGGCGGTGAGGCCGCGGACGCGCGCGACGCGCCCGCCGGGAAGCTCGACGAGCGCCACGTCGAGCGCGAGCCCGAGGAGATCGTCCTTCGATGCGAACTTCGGCCGGTCGTTGTCGTTGGCCATACTCTCCCTCTCGGAGTCCCGTCGCCTCAGATCAGGACGACGGCGAATCCCAGCTGATGTCGCCGGTGACCTTGAAGGTGACGACGAGATCGAGGATCGCGTCGACCGGCGGGTTGATGTTCCAGACGCGCGTGAGCGCGCTGAACTCGGCGATCCACACGGGGTTCGACGGGAAGCGGAGCTGGTAGTTCTTCGCCGCCCCGGCGTCGAAGTCGGCGATCACGCCCGTGGTCGGGTCGTGGAGGTCGTACCCCGGGTTCCAGTTGCAGGTGGCGGTGAACTCGGCCCCGTCCTTGAGCCCCAGGATGTACTCGCGGAACGAGTCGGGGCTGTCGTGGTTCGTGGCCTCGACGAGCTCGCGCTCGGCGCCGAAATCCGAGTACTCCTTGATCTCGGCGATGAGCTCGAACGTCTCCGGCGAGCCGCCGTCACCCCTGTAGAGCTTGGTTCCGTACCCGAGCCGTGCCTGCGTGGCCATGGCGTGCCTCCTCGGTGGTTGCCGGGGAGGCCGCCTTGCTGGCGGGGAGCCCTGCGATCAGTTGCTCGAACTCGTGGAGGGCTGCTTCCGCGTCGTGCAGGCGCCCAGTGGCGCCGTGCACGGCACGCGTCAGCTTGCCGAGGACGGTTCGAAGTTTCGCTTTCTGGTCGTCGTTCACGAGACCTTCGCTTCGCGCGCGATGATCGCGAGCGCGCGGTCCTGGTTCCGATTGACTGCCTTCTCGAGGAACTTCGCCTCGCCGTCGTCATGCGAGAGCGACAGGTCCTCGTGCTGGACGATCGCGTAGTCCGTGCCGTAGGTGATCGCGGCTGTCGGCCCGTCGTCTCCGCCGAAGACGCTCGGCGCGGAGACGACCTTCGCCGACGCGCGGAGATCACCGAGGTCGACGGGCGTCAGCGTGATCGCCTCGCCGCGGATCATCTCGGCGGCGAGGTAGACGCCGCGCTCGGTCCTCCCCTCGATCTTCTGGATCTCGCGGTTGAGCGCGTTCATCGCCGCGTCGAGCCCTTGGAGTCGGCCGCCGCGCGCCATCAGGCCGCGACCTCCATCTCGTAGTTCCCGGCGAAGTGCGCGCGGGAGAGAGTGTCGCGCTTGAGGAAGCCGAAGAACCCGAGCGAGCGGATCACGATCGCCCGCGCGCCGCTTGCGAGCGGGGTGTCGATGACGCCATCGAGCACCTCGCGGATCGAGTCCGCTCGCGTCTTCGCCGTTGCGTCGTTGCCAGGCACGCCACGCGTCACGATCTGGAAGCGCGGGCGCTCGATCGCGCCGAACTCGTCGTGCGTCCGGCGCGGCGGCTGACCTTCGTACTCGAAGATCACCGTCACGTCGTCCGGCGCGTCCGGCATGAATCGCTCGAACCAGGTGAATCCCGATGCCGGGGCGAGCGTGACGAGCCCGGCCGCGGCAAGCAGCGCGCCGATGTCCGACGAGACGTTCACGCCGCTCTCCCGAAGTGGACGGTCTGCACGAGATCGCCCGACTCATCGGGGTAGATGCTTGGGCTCCCAAGAATCGGTGGCTGCGAGCCGTCCGGCAGGGTCACGCGATCCTTCGGCCCGATCCGCACCTCGTCTGCGCCGGCGTAGAGCGTCGCGATCGAGAGGACCATCTGGCCCTGCTGGTCGCGGAACATCCGGCTCCCGCGGACGACGCGACAGCGAAGGGACACGGGACTGCCGTAGGTCGCCCCGCCATTCGGATTCTGGCCGGCCCAGGGCTCGACGGTCACCGTGTCGACGAGGACGTCGGCGAAGAGATCCGCGAACGCCACGCTCAGCCCCCGGTCCGCGAGATGTACGGCTGCAGGATGACGAGCACGTCGTCCGGGAGCGACGGGTCCGCCGCGCCGCCACCAGCTCCACCACTGCCGCCCCCGAACGAGATCGTGAAGTCGCCGACCTTCTTCGAGTCGACGCCGGGCACCTTCCGGGCACGCCAGTAGCGCATCAGACGGTAGGCGGCGTCCTTGAGGTCTGCACCGACCGCGGCCGTCGTCGCGAAGAGGCCGGCCGTGTACTGGATACGCCACCTCCCCGTGCCGCCGCGCTCCGCGAGTGGCACGGGCCAGCACCAGATGTGCTCGAGGAAGCCCTGCTCGGGCCAGATCGTGAACTCGTCCGACTCGACCTCCTCGCCCGCGTCGTCCGTGATCGAGGCGACGGAGACGATCGGGTAGTGCTGGAGGAAGATCCGCCGCGAGCCCCCGCGGCGTCCGTTCACCCCGCCCGGGTAGTACTCGTCGAACGCTCTCTGCACGAACGCGCGCTGCGTGAATCCCTCGATCACCCTGGTCGCCGCGTTCACCAGCGCCTCGATCTCGGCGTCCTGCGACGAGTCCGAGATCCCGAGCGCCGCCTTTGCTTCGTCGAGCGTGACGAGTGCGTAGGGGAGGAGCGCCATTCACGCCGCCGCTCCGTGCCGCTCGAAGCGCGTCATGCCCTCGGTCGCGATCCCGTGCCGGCGGAAGAGGTGCCGCACGTGATCGGCCGGCGTGCTCGCGATCGAGCGGCATCCGGTGACCGGGCATTCGAGCGGGTGACGGCCGTCCGAAAGCCGCGAGGCCGCGGCCGAGATCTCCCCGGCCGCGACCTCCTGCTCGGAAGGTCCGAGATCCATGTGTCGCTTGCGGCGCGCCACGTGTTACGGCTGCGTGCCCTTGTGGCGCTCGTTCGCGCGGAGCACGTTCACGCCGAAGACGGCGTCGCCGGCCCCCGCGTCGGTTGCGACGACTCGCACGAACCGCTTCGAGCGGATGATGCCGAGGCGGTAGATCTGACCGCCCGCCCCGGCGCCCCCGAGCGTCGGCTCGGTGCCGTCGAGATCGGCGTCCGCGATCGCCGCGTAGGCGTCCTCGGCGCCATCGTCCTCCGAGTGCTGCACCTCGAAGGAGAAGCCCGCGGCCGTCACCACGCCGACGTTCACCTCGACCACCGCCGAGTTCCAGCCGGCGAGATCGACGCCGTTCGCGGGGGTCTGCGTCGAGGTGTAGGCGGCGGGCGCGATGTGCTGCACCACGTCGGTGAGGGCCTTGAGGTCGCGGTTCACCGCGGAGGCCTTCGACTTGTCGACTTCGTTCGCCATCGTTCTTCTCCTGGCTCGAGACCGTCAGGTCAGCTCGAGGATGCTTCTCCGGGCTCCGGCGATCACGACGCCGCGAGCGACTGGACGCGGAAGGCGTCGGTCACGACGACCTGGCCGCCGATGCGCGCGGTCGGCAGGATCCCGAGGTTCGGCGCGTACCGCTCCTCGAGCCGCTGGACGCGAAGCCCGGACCGCTCGACGATGTAGTACTCGGCGAAGTCGCCGAAGATGACCGGCTTCATGCTCGGGTCCGGATCGTCCATGAACTCCGAGAAGCGGATCGGTCGGGACCAGAGCGTGCCGGGCGTCGAGTTTGCCGGGATGATCGGCCGCCCCTCGTTGTCGGTGAGCTTCAGGATCGCGCCGTAGGTCTTCGAGTTCATCAGGTAGTTCGCCGTCCCGCGGTACTGCGCGGGGAGCGCCACGCTGAGGTCGACGAGCCCGGCGTAGGTGATGGCCGCGGCGCCCGAGGGGACGGCGGTGATGCCGGCCTGGAGGACGCCCTCCGGCTCGCCGGCGCCCGTGCCGCGGAGGAACGCGAGGTCCTCGTCGAGCCCCATCGTCTGGCCGATGATCCGCGCGAGGATCTCCTCGAGGTTCACCGCCGAGTCCTCGATCAGCGTGCGGTCGATCTCGACGGCGTCCGGCTCCCAGGAGTGGACCGGGATCTCCTCCTGGCCGAAGCGAGGCTGGCTCTGCGTCGGCGGCGCGCCGCCGCCGGAGACGTAGCCGCGGGCCTTCCACGCGCCCTTGAAGCCGGACGGGTAGATCGACTCGCCCTCGCCGGTCGCGCGCGGCTTGATCGTCGGGAAGATGGCGCGATCGCGGTTCGTGGTGACGACGGTCGCGCCCGCCATCCGGACGGCGGTGAAGTTCGCGCGACGCGCGATCACGCGCGCCTGGAAGTCCTCGGGGACGAGGAAGCCGCCGAGCTCGCCCTGGGTGCCGAGCAGGAGGTGCCGCTCCGCCGGCGCGAGCTGGTTCATCGTCTCGCGGAAGATCGACTCGGCGTCGTGATTGTCCTTCGCGGCGCGGATGAGCGCACCGAAGGCCTTCGCGTGCGCGGCCTTGAACTCCTCCGTGCGCTCGCGCGTGATCGGCGCCATCGTCTGGAGACGCGTCGCCGGCCGGTCCATGCGCTCGAGCTCGGCGGCGACATGCGCCTCGCGCTCGAGGTCCTGATACTCGGCCGCGAGCTTCGTCACGTCCGCGGTCGCGCGATCCATCGCGTCCTTCGACTCGGCGGTCGGCGCCTCGCGGTGAGCGGCGATCAGCCGCTGCGCTTCGGTGAGCGCCTTCCGGTACTCCTCGGCCTTCTGCTTGAGCTTGGCTGCGAGCATGGGTTCGTCCTCCGTTCGGCTCCGGCGTCAGGCGCGGGAGTCGGGTCCTTCGTTCCTTCGTTCGGTCGCGCTCATGGCGCGGAGATCGGGCAGGGAGGGGCCCGCGAGGTCGAGCCGCAGGAGCTCGAGCGCGATCTCGGCCTCGCGGGCTTCGAGTCGGTGGGCTTCGTCGGGTGCGAGGTGGCCGGCTTCCTCGTGCGTGCCGCCGGGAGTCGTGTCCCCTTGGTCTTGCTTCCGGTCGTCGGTTCCTCGCGGCGCGGCGGGCTTCGCGACTCGATGAAGCTCGTCGATCACGGCGAGCGTCTCCGGGGAGAGCTTCTCCGGCGCGAGCTTCGCGACCTCGGCCGCCTGGCGGAGCCAGAAGCGAACGACGGCGTCCGAGGTCTCTGCGCCCTGCACGGACGTGATCCGCGCGTCGCGGTTCGCGCCCCAGGTGACGAGCGAGAACTCCCAGAGCCGGAGCTCGCGGAGGTGGCGGACGATCAGGCCGCCCTCGCGCTCCTCGAAGTCGAAGCGGATCGGGTCGAAGCCGATCGAGAGCGCGTTGATGATGCCGGCGCGGACGCGCTCGAAGTTCTGGTCGCCGACGACGGCCCGCGAGAGCGAGAACTCGACCTTCAGGCCACGCTCGTCCTCCACCATGAGGCCCGGGAGCGCGACCGGCTGATCGAACTCGTGCATCCAGAGCACGCGGACGTCGCCGCGGTTCTCCATGAGCGTCTTCGCGAAGGCGCCCGGATGGATGACCGTCGGCGGGTAGCAGTCGATCAGCGTGCCGAAGACGGAGGCGTAGCCGCGGACGGTGATCGTCGACGCGTCGTCGGCCGCCGCCTGGATCTCGAGCGGGCCGGCGTGCGTGAGCATCTCGGCCGGTTCCGCCGCTCGTCGCCAGGTCTCTCGTCGTCGCATCACGCGGCCCTCCGGGCATCGGCACTGAACGGCATGCGTGCCGCGCGGAAAACGGAGGCTGCGCGACCGGCCTCTGCCTCGTCGGCGAAGTACCCGAGGTGAAAGCGTCGGCCGCCGATTTTCGCGTAGGCGCGCCAGCGCTTCGCGTGGGTCTCCCAATACACGCCGCGGAAGCGCGAAGTCTTGCCTTCACACTTCCGGACGTTCTGCTGGTTCAGCGCATGCGTGCACGGACGGAGATTCGACCGCCTATTGTCGAGACCGTTGCCGTTCGCGTGGTCGACCTCGATCGCCCGTCCGCCGCCGAGACCTAGGATCTCGCGGTGCATGAGAACCGGCCGATGCTCGTGCGTGCGATATGCGTACTGTAGGCGTCCGCCGTGCGCGCGCTGGAGCCGCCAGCGGTAGGCGCTCAGGCGCTCGTGGTCGGCGGCATCGACGGTCGCCGTCGCGACGACGTCGCCGCGGCGGTTCAGGATCTCGATCGTCTTCGCGTGGTTCGTGTCCATGAATGCAAAACGGGCCCCAAGGTTCCCGGAGGGTTTCTCCGGTCCTTGGGGCCCGCGTGTGGTTTCGGGTGGCCCTTGGCCTATGTCTGCGGTGCTATCGAGGGCCGCTCGGTGGGAGCGGTGTCCTGTCGCGATCAATCTGCGGGTCGCGCTTTCGAATTGTCAAGCTGCGTGCCGGCGCCCAGTCGGCAGTCGCGCGCCCGAAGAGCGTCACCTTCCACGAATTGATCCGACCGTCCTTCCCGTCGAACTCGACGTGAAAGGCGCGGCCGCTCTCGAGCATCTCGCGAAGGTCGGCTTCCGCTTCGGCGGGGATCAGGTCGGACGTCATCGAGGCTCGATCTTTCCGAGGACACGCGCCGGGGGTGCCGGCCCGAGATCGCCCGGCATGATGATCGGTCCCGCGTCGCGCGCCTGCCGGTCGATCGCGCGCGCGAGCTTGCACGCCTCCTCGGGCGTCAGGTGGATCTCGTCGGCCGGCTCCGAGAGCGTGAGCACCACGCGGCGGGACTTCCGGCCGACGTGGAGCTTCGAGCCTTCGCGGAGCGGCCGCTTCTGGCGCCAACCTTCCATCCGGTCTCCTCAGTCGACGACGAGGCGCATCGTGCAGCGGCAGTTGCCGGTCCAGAGCGTCTTCCCGTCGCGCCGCACGAGGACGATCGGGTTTCGCTCCATCTCGATCCCGATGACCGGCCCCGTGTAAGCCTCGCGGCGGACGAGATCGCGCCGGAATGCGCTCCAGACGTTGCGCCCGAATCCGAACTCGTGCTGCGGCCGCTTCGCCGTGTACGTGCCGTTCTGGTGCGTCACCGTCTCCGGCTCACGCACCCGAGTCGTGGGTCGATAGCCGGCCTTGAGCGCGAGCTCCGTCATGTCGTCCGCGAGCCCCGGCGACGAGGTCGAGAACGAGAGCTCGGGCCGGAACTTCCACTCGGGATGCCCCTTCCATTCGCTCGGGCGCTTCGATCCGTCGCCGGCGATGAGGCCGTCGAACAGGACGCGAAGCGTCTGCCGGCCGAGACCGAGAATCTCGGGCGGAATCCGTTTCGTCGCGCTGTCGCCGAGCGCGCGGAGCGCGATGGCGATCCCTTCGGAGACGGGGGCGTAGACCGCGTCTTCACCGGGCCAAATCTCACCGAACAGCCGCTGCATCACGCACTCGACGTTCCGACGTTCCGGGCGGGTGCGGTGCTTCGTGATCTTCACCTGCCAGGGGCCTGCGGCCGGCTTCGACGTGGACCCGTCCGACAGATAGCGTCCGAGGAAGTCGAGGAAGACCGGCGCCGGCCACATCCGCCCGGCGAACATCACGCCCTCGCCCTCGGCAGCCGACCATTCCGGGATCCGAGGCAGCCGGTCGCTGTCCGCGACGTCGATCGCACGCTTCCGCATGAGACGCCTATCGCCGTGCTT